TACCTCCTTTAATAACTCTTCCTCACGCTTACGTTGCTTTACATTCTTGAAAAAGTCCGTGCCTGTGAGTTCGGTTGTTTCTCTTTCCCTTGTTGAGAATCCGCATTGTACCCTTAACTCTGCTGCTTCGACCTCTTTTTTCGGGTCTAACTGTCCGGCACTCGGTCCGTTCCACTCTGCGTTACAATATGCGTCCTTTATGATAGGGTCGTTGAAAAATCCCGGGGCGTGTATCCTGCCCTTGGCTACCGCTTCGCTCAACCACTCTACATAGATTGGTTGGCAAAAATCGGCAATAAACCACGCACGGTACATTTTAATTACCTTGAAAAATTCCAAAATGGCGGCCCTTGACGCTGAATAATTGCTACTGAACGCCATTAAAAGGACTTCGTAAGGGATTTCCAACGCTGCCCCTATCTGCTTAATAACCGCCATTACAAACGGGTCAAAGTTCGGGTTAGGTCTGCCCGGATTAACCATATTTGCCTTTTCGCCCTCCCCAAGGTCAATTACTGCACCCGGGGCAAGTTCTATACTGTTTTCGTCCTGTGCGTCCACCTGCATATCTTCCGGCACGGTTTCGCCAAACGGTACATCATCACTCGCACTTTCTTTTTCAATAAAGACCGTGAATAATCCGTTAATTACCGCTGCCAATATTTCCGCTTCTGTGTATCGTCCAAGCTGCTTTATTGCTTCGATAACAGGGGATAAAAAAGGAACGCCTCGGACTTGCCCGATTCGCTCCCTGTTCATAACGTGTATTACGTTTCTCCTGCCTGTTTTATCTCCAAAGGCTTTTACCCTTACCCGCTCCCTCGGCTCTCTGTCTGCAAAAGAGAGGGGGTGGAATTTTGAAATATGGTAGGCTACTACTTCGCCGTCCGTGTTCTTCTCCACGCCCTCGCAAAATAGAGGGTTGACCCTTTCGTTATCCGGGGTGCTTACCCTGTCAGCTTCCACAAGTTCAATCCTCAAATCGTAAATACTGCCGATTCGCTTTGTGGTTGTCATTAGTGCGAATGTGTCGCCACTAAGTAGGGCGTTAAGTAATGCCAACTGCTGCAACTGATAAAAATTGTCTATCCTTTCAACGTCACAATTAGTAGAGTTCGCCCAATGTGCAAACTCCCTTTCTATTGTTTCCTCTAACTGCCTTGCTTCCTCGGGTGTAATGCCTAACACTTCCTCGTTAATCATGCTTTTAAGGTGTAAGCCGGTCCCTACTGCATTAGTTCTAAGCCTTTTAACCGCACCTGTGGCAATGTTTGAGCCACCATAATATAAATCCCTCGACCTCTGACGCAAAGTATTTACATGCTCTTCCACATCTTCCCTATGGCTTCCTCCGCCGTGCGTCCAACCGATAACGGACTTTTTAACCCCGTTCGCTCCGTGGTTTCCGTATCCGCTATTGATTATGCTTAGTTTTTGCCTTGCGACTTCCCTTTTTAACGCCTTTTCCGGGGAAATTGCGTTAATTGCTCTGTCTATCCAATTCAAAACGCCGTTATCTCCTTTCTGTGCTACAAAATCCTGATTCTGTGCCACGATTTCCATACAAAAAAGCACCCTTGGAAACGCTCTTATTTCCTTTGGTGCTTTTGCTATTATATATAATACCATAAAAAATCGGGCAATGGCGGGCAATCTTTTATTTTTTTATTTCTCCTGTATTTTCAAGGATTTTCGCACTTTTTAGCCGTTTTCTGCCTGCAAAGTTTATAAATCCCTTGGTACGATTCTGTATACCCTGTTTCTGCCCTTTTTTTTGGCTATATTCTGCAATTCTGCAACCTTGTTACTCCAATACTCCACCTGTTTACGGATTTCGCCCAAATTTGCCCTTGTAAAGGACTTACCGCCTATGGAATAGGCTTGATTGATTGCTACTTGGCTTTCCGCTTCAAGCCACATATCCAAGTGCTTTTTTGCCGTTTCTAATGTGATTCCTGCCATTATGTAATACCTCCGCTTCTATTTCCTCGCCGTCTGCTTCGTTTCGGCGGTGCTTGTGTGCTTCCTGCTTCGCTTTTTGGTGCTTCTTTTAAGGTCATGCCTGTAATTTCTATTGCTGCCTGTGCGTAGTTCCTGCAATCCAAAGGCTCGTTTCTCTTGGTTTCGCCTGTCAGTTCCCATGCAAAGTAAGGACGGCCCTTTTTGTACCGTAATACCTGTTTTTCCGCCGTAAGACCCTTAAAATAGTCCTTGTCATATCCTCGGATATATTCCTTTTCATCTTTCGGGAAGTGGCAGTAACCCGGTCCCTCTTCCTCGACCTGTAAGCGTTGTAGTAGCAGGGATTTACCCGTATCTACTCCAAGCGTAAATAAATACGCCTGCTCTCGGTTGTTTTTTGACGGTTTCGGGATATATGGGCGGTCTGTGCCGTCTTTACCCTTAATGGCAAATATCTTTCTTGCCACTCTTGCCTTGCAGAATTTGTATACTTTGTTGGTAAAATGTCCGCCGGAGTCCATGCAGGCACACACTATACGCAATTCTGTACCGTCTTTCTTTTTGAATTTCTGTAATAAAAATTCATCAAGATTTTTCCATACCTCCGCCTGCTTTAAGTCGCCGTAAATCCTCTTGTAGATTATGCCGTAGGATTCATGCCCTACGCCCCAACCGACAACCTCAATTTCAAAACGGTCGTCCTGCGTGTCGATTCCTGCCGTAATTGCTATTACTTCGTCCGGCACTTCGCAACCGTACTTCTCACGGCGTTTTAATAATTCGTCCTTATTGGCTTTTTCGCCCTCTTCCTCCCAAGTCTGCCCTAGTTCGGTATTGACCCAAGATTTCATAAGTTCAATGTTGCCCTTTTTTAATGCCTGGTCCGCTTCAATAAACCCCTTAACTATCTTTTCCCACCCAAAGAACGTGGACGCAAGAGAGTTAAAATGGAATCCCCGGACTTTCCTGTTAGGGTACTTTGCCACATACCGCCCCTCGTTAAAATGGTCTTTCCATTCAACCTCCGAATGGATAACGCCACACTTGGCACAAACGTAGGTAATATTCTTTACCTCTCCGTCCGCATCCACTTCGTAAGACAGATTCGCCCACTCCAAAGGCTGCAACTCTCCGCAAGACGGACACGGTACATTCCATTCCTCCATTGTTGAATGTTCGTACTCCATTTCTATACGGCTTACGCCCTTTATGGTCGGTGTGCTTGTGTCTACCTCCTTACGATTCCAATAGGTCGTTAAACGCTTGCCTGCAAGTATCAGAGGGTCGCCCTCCGCTCCTGCGGTCGGTGGGTATGCGTCTATTTCGTCTGCAAGCAGGATACGGATAGGACGGCTTCTAAGTTCTGTCGGGGAATTTGCCCCGGTCATTGTGATACGTCCGCCCGGAAATGATTTTTTAAAAATCGTATTACCGCTTGTCCTACTCTTTTCGTTTATCTTATCCCTTAACGCCGGGGTATCCCTTACCATTGGCATAAGTCTATCTTTACTCATTGTTTCCGCAAGCGATAAGGTCGGCTGCATACACAAGATTGTACAAGGGTCATAGTGCATATAATAGCCTATGGTATTAAGCAAAAATGCGTCCGTCTTTCCCATCTGTGCTGCACTCATTACCACAACCTTTTCAACGGAAATATCGGTTATAGCGTCCATTATTTCCCTCTGCCAAGGTGCTTTTGAGGTATCCCAACGTCCGCCCTTGCTTCCCGATTCAGAGGAAAGGCGGCGGAATTTGTCCGCCCATTGCGATAGCGTAAGGTCGGGCGGTGGCTCTAAAACCTTAAATATTTGATTGAAAAGGTCAATCGTTTCCCTCTTCATCTTCTTTTAGTTCCTCCTTAAATACTTCCTCAAAATTGGATAATTCGTTTAACGCTTCCTTGATTTTCCCGTTGAGATATAAAAATATCTTTGCCTTGTCGGTCATGGTTGCCAACTTCTCGGCTTCCTCTGCCGGAATCGCACTTAATCGGCTTTTAAAGTTTATCAGCGTGGCGGACATGATTTTTTGCACGTCCTCCGCCCTGTGTAATTCGCCTTTCTTTACCGCTAAATCCAATTCCTCATTAAGTCTTTTTGCCTTTGTCAGCTTCGCCCTTTCCTCGTTAAGGTCTATGTTTTCTTCGCTTTCCGGGTTTTTCTCCCTTAAGTATTTGATATAGGCGTGGGTCGTTTCCGTCAAGTGGTATAATCCGCCCTGCTTTGGTTTCAAAATTCCCTTTTCCGTCAACCTCTGCACATTCTTAGGGGTCATATCTAGGAATTTTGCCACCGCATTTTTATCATAGAGTTTCAAAATCCTACCCCCTTAAAAAATTTTCGGAAATTTTGGAAGTCGATTTTCGCCCCGGAATCTAGGCAATCCTTGGGGTCGCGGAACCCGCAAGTAAATTTTTTGCGTCACAGTACCTTTTCAAACCCTCCGCCTGCTGCCGTGTCGGTGCTACTTCTCTTGCTAATCTTCTAATAAATCTTCGTCCTCTCCTGCGTAGGTATCGTTTATTTCCCCGGTGTCCGGGTCTACGTCATACTCTCCGCTTATCTTCTGTTTCATTAGTGCGTACCGCTTCTCTTCCAAGGCTATAC